TACGAATGATGATCGCACTCGAAGAATACCACGTGATAAATTCGATCATCTTCACATGGATGGGAAACAAGTACCAACGGATCAACCGTTCACCGTTCCAGGAATGGGAGTAGTTGACATCATGGAATATCCAGGTGATCCGAATGGTAGTGCAGGGAATGTATGCAATTGCAGATGTACGGTTGGCTTTGAAGTTGTGAGGGATTCGCAAGACAGACCGGTGCAGATTAGTGGGCAGTTACGGGGGCCTGCTGGGGATATGTGGAATTTATGGAATAACTCGTTATTTTTGCAAGTACAAAGATTAATCAATGAAGCAATATCAATGTAAGCAGATAAAGAACGGCGTGGAGGATGTGGATGTACAAAGCCGCAAGGTGAAAGCCGTATGGGCAAGGACATCAAATGTTGACCTTGATAGTGATATAATTCTGCCAACTTCATTTACAAAGACAATCAGCGAAAGAGGGCCATTGGGAAAGAATCTTATTTGGTCACTCATTGATCATAAAGCATCAATGAAATCAGCAATCGGTAAACCTGCCGAATTATACGTTGATGGAGATATGCTTATTGCCGTCACACCCATCATAGAAACTGAAGCCGGTGAGGATGTACTGAAATTGTATGAGGCAGGGTTAATTAATCAGCACTCAATCGGATTCAGTACGATAAAATCGGAAATGGATAACCAAAGCGGCATCCGCACCATTACCGAGTTAATGCTCTATGAAGGTTCAGCCGTTCTTTGGGCTGCCAACCCTGAAACTCCAACACTATCAGTTTATAAAGGCATGGAGCCGGATGAACTGAAACAAACATTAATAGGCCGCCTTGAATCGCTGACAAAGGCATTCAAACACGGTACATTCACAGATGAAACTTTCTCTTTATTAGAGATTGAAATAAAACAAATACAAACCGCTATATTAGAACTCACCACTCCACCCGCAGCGAACGCAGTAGAGCCGGAATCGAATGAGCTTGTATTTGAGGCCCTTAAACAATTTAATAACAGATTAAAACTTGTAAAATGACACAAGAACAAATCGCTGCGGAGGTGAAGTCTATCGGTGATAACCTTACGCAAGTACTGGCAAACTCTGCCAATGCTAAAACCGATGCAATGGAAGCAAAATCAGTAGTGTACGAACTGAAAAGCAAACTCGATGGAGTTGCAACTGCTGCTGATCTTGCCGAGTTCAAAGCTACTATGCAGAGCCAATTCGATGCTATCAGCACGAAAGTAGCCGCAGGTAAAGCACACGAAGTAAAATTACTTGACCAGGCAATCGAAGAAAAACTCGCTGCCATCGGTGACGTAGAGCGCGAGATCAAAAAGCATGGCCGTGTATTGATTGAAATGCCAGAGGTTAAAACAATGACTTTGGCTTCAAACCTTTCCGGTGATTCAGTTATCACTTACAATAGCCGGCAAGCTATTAACCCCAGTCAGTTGGTGAATTTCCGTGATTTCGTACCTACCACTCAAAGCCCAACCGGCTTGTATGTGACCTACCGTGAGGCAGCAGGTAATGCCAACAACATTGCTGCACAACTTGAAGGTTCGTTGAAGCGTGAAAACAACTATTCTCTAACCGAGGTTAAAACGGTTAACCAATTCATCGCAGGTTTCTCAAAATTCAGCCGTCAGATGCTTGCATCTCTGCCTTTTATGAGCCAAACTTTGCCACGTTTGTTAACACGTGATTTCTTCCATGCAGAAAACAGTTCTTTCTTCTCTACCGTTTCTGCTGCTGCTACTGGTACCTCTTCATCTTCCGCATCCACCAACATCGGTGACCTTGCGCAGTTGATTGGTAACCATCGTGCGCAGGATTTCAGCACTTCCGTAATCTTTGTATCTAACGCTAAATGGGCTACTTTGCTGAATGAATCATTAACTGCTGGTTACTACATAGGCGCAGGTTCTTTTCAAATCAATGCCGCTGACGGTGCGTTGTCTTTGGCCGGTGTTCCTATCGTAGGCGCGAACTGGATTCCAAACAACAGAGCATTGTTGCTTGATTCTTCTTTCATTGAGCGTGTAGAAGTTCAGGGTGTAAACATTGAATTGAGTTACGAAGATCAAAACAACTTCGTAACTAACATGGTTACTGCCCGTATTGAGTGCTATGAGGCCATCAACTTGATGCTGCCTAATAGTGCCATCTTCGCTACTATCTAATAATAATGGGGGAGGGGTAATTCCTTCCCCCTTATTTTAATTATGAAAAAGCGTGAGCGAAAGCACATCAGCAAAAAAACTGCGTATCTTGTGGCACGTTCAGAGTTACTTGCCAATGGCAAAATCTGGATCAGAATGGATGGCACACGCCATCAACGTATGGATGTTGAAAAGAGGCCACAAAGTCAAGGTAATGACCTCGGCAATGAATAACGAGTTCTACGAATACGAATCTATACCTGTATTTAATCGCACCCATGATTGGTACTTTCACCATGATTGGGCTGATATAATTTTTACACATCTTGACTTTGCACAGGATGTTGTTGATGACTGCAAACAAAGTAAAAAGCCAGCCGTATGGTTTGCACATAATACCTTCATGTACACGGCAGTCCGTTCTAACAGGCATTTGAACGTGGTGTATAATAGCAAATGGAATAGTGAGTTTTGCAAGTATGACAATAACGGATTTGTCCTGATTCCACCCGTTGACATCAATCATTACAGGGTTGAACGGGGCAGCGAAATAACATTGATAAACTTAAATAAGAATAAGGGGGCAGAAATGTTCTACCAAATAGCCGAAGCTATGCCACAGGAGCGATTCCTGGGCGTACAGGGCGGATATGGTCAGCAGATATACAAAGAACTGCCTAACGTTTCCTATCTCGCTAATCAGCCCGACATTCGCAATGCGTATAAAAGAACGGGCATCTTATTAATGCCTTCGCAGTATGAGAGTTGGGGAAGGACTGCAACGGAGGCGATGGCATCGGGAATACCGGTTATTGTCAGCGACTTGCCGGGGCTTCGCGAGAATTGTGGGGATGCTGCAATTTATTGCCGGCCTGACCGAGTGAGCGACTGGATTGCGGGTATTCAAAATGTGAGAAATAATTACGAATTTTACAGCCATAAATCGCTGCAACGGGCAAAGGAATTAGACCCCGAGCCGCACTTACTAAATTTTGAACAATGGGTAACTACTCTTACATCATAGATTCACAGGTAACCGAGGTAAGTTATGCCGAGCCGGTAACACTTGCAGAGGCGAAGTTGTATATCCGTGTTTCGCATACTTCGGAAGATGCACAGGTGGCGCAACTTATAAGCGCAGCCCGAAAGACAATAGAAGATGCAGCCGGAATTTCTATACTAACAAAGACCGTTAAAGTGTGGTTCAGTAATAAAGGTGGTTCATTTCCTTTGCCATTCGGGCCGGTTGTTTCAGCAGTTACATTGTACGATGATTATACAGGTACATTGCTAACCGATAACCGCATTGTGGGTGGAAATTATCCAAAGGTGTTATTTCCGCAAATTGATTCACTCCGTGCTGAATATCAGGTGGGTATGACTCACGTTCCTATTGCGCTGAAATTTGCTATACTTGATCAGTTAAATCATATGTACGAAAATAGGGGTGCCGGTGCGGAAGGAATGGGTATTTGTGAGAAAGCATGGAGAGCGTGTCAACAATTCAGTAGAACAAGTCCGATATTATGAAATTAAGGAAGGGCATAAACTTTTTAGCAGCAGATTTGCTGACAGAGCCAATAGAGGTCTTTGAACCTGTATTAGTTACCGATGGTGAGGGGGGTTTTTCGGTTACCCTTAATAAAACGGCCGACATCTGGGGAATGTTTGTGCCGGAGGGTAATGACCGTACATTAATAGCAGCGGAGGTAAGTTACACGCAACAGGCGAGAGTATTTGTCCGCTACCCCCTCACCATTGATAACACATACAAGTTAGGGATTGAAGGCAATAACTGGACGATACATTCAATAACGAATTTGGATAATAGGAAGGAATACTACGAAATATTAATATATCGATAATGGCGCAGGCTAATCTTGAAATAATAGGCGGAAAGGCAGTCAGGCGAATGTTTGATATTGCTGCTATGAAAGTAGGGCCGCAGCTTAATAAAGAGATGAATGCTTCTGCCCTTACTATACAGAAAACTGCCAAACAACTTGCCCCATCTAACTTTGGTAAACTTCGCCAATCAATAAAGCATAACATAGGAGAGCCGTTGATGAAAACCGTGTATTCGGATTTGGCATACGCTCCTTATGTTGAATTTGGCACTGGAAAAAAGGTATTTAAGATTAAAGGGGGCGGACAGGTCAACCCAAAATACCACAAATACGCAGCGCAATTTAAGGGAAAGGGAAAAGGAGATTATGCTGATTTTTTACTTGCACTACTGCATTACGTTAAGCGGAAAAAATTAGCAGGAACGTACAAAGTAAAATCAAAGCGAAGGATAGGAAATGCAAACCAAAGATTGAGCGAAGATTTAAGAGTAGCAGAAACAATGGCATACTTTATCCTTAAAAACGGACTACCTGCCCAACCCTATCTAATACCTGCCTATGAAATGGAGAAACCCAAACTAATTAAGCGCATACAAAACTTGCTGAAGAAATGATAATGAAAAACCCTGCCATAGAGATAAAGAAGTGGCTTATCAGTCAGCTACAGGCATACTCCTATATCGATGTGTACGATGCGATGGTGCCGGATATTGTGGCAAATGAGTACATCGTAGTAACTGCACGGACTGCTTCCCCGGTAGATAATAAAACAGGTTACACCCATGAGATTTCCGCCAACGTGGATATCGTTACTAAAACAGATTCATTCGGGTTCAAACGGGGTGAGCAGTTAGCAGATATGATAATGGCCGGCATCAACTCCGATACTAACGTGGTACTTCCGGCGGGGTGGGATTGCAAAAATGTGGTGGTGGCATCAATCAACAACTTGGAAGATCTCGACCCGTTTGGCAATACTTTTCGTGTCATAATTCGTTATACCTTTGTAATCACTCAAACAATATAATACTATGTCCTACACAATGGTAAATGCGAGGGATATAATCCTTCAACTTGACTTTGACCAGAACGGTTCTTTTCTGCCCGTTGCGTGCCTGACTTCCAACTCTATGGAAGTAACCCGTGACCCGATTGACGCAGATTCAAAATGCGGAGATTTGCAACTGCCTGGCGATTCAGTTTCTCAAACTATTTCCTGTTCCGGTCATGCAATCGATCAAGCCGGTGCGGTTAGCCGTGAAAGCTATGAGCGTTTGTACTTTATGCTGACTAATAAAGTGCAATGCCCTGCACGTTTCGGCCCTGCCAACCCTGTATCTGGTGACATCGTGTATAGCGGTAACATCTTTGTTACTTCGCTTTCACTTGATGCAACTGATAAGGATACTATGAAGTTCGATGCTGAATTTCAGGTGGCTACTCCTCCATTGACTCAAACAAAGACCTACTAATCTATGCCATTTGAACTAAAAACAAGTTCGGGCATAGTTTCTTTAGTTTGGAATAATTGGGCCATGCACCGATTCTGCGAACTTAACGGCAATATGCCGATAGGTAAGATGCTGGAAATATACGATTCGGAGCGGTTGACCTTTAAGCACGTTATCACAATGGTTCAGGCCGGCAGCGATGCAGCAGGTAAGGTGATTGATGAAAGGGAGGCAAGCCGGCTGATAGATGAAGGCGGTGGATTGCAGTTTACGGGGTCGCAGATATTGGAGTTCATCCAATATACTATGCAGTCAATGATTCCAAAACTACCGGAAGAAAAGCAGCAGCCCGAAGAAAAAAAAAGTTAAGGGAAAGGACTTGGGATGAGGTAATAGTTCTCGCCTTGGAAGCCGGAATGACCATAAAAGGTTTTTGGGAGGCTACTTGGCGAGAATTTTTGTTATACAGGAAGGCATACGAAGCGAGGCAGTTGGCAGAGTGGCAAAGGACACGGTTAATAGCTTATGTCATCTACTGCACCAATACGGAAACGAAGGGGCGAAAAGACATAACG